AATGCACTCTGTGCCACCTTAGTGATGCAGCAGTTGAGAAGCTCACTGAACTTGGCATCAAAGTCAAGAACAAGCCAGAGCAAGGTAACTACATCGTTGCTAAGTCTAAGTACCTCTTTGAGCCTGTGGACGAAGATGGTAACAAGATGGATGCTAAGACGTTCGGTAACGGCACCAATGCAGTAGCTCTGGTGACCTCATATCGTCACAAGATGTCTGGTAAGTTCGGTGCTGCACCCTCTATTAAGCGACTCATCGTGACTAAGGTTGTCCCTTACGAGGGTGCTGCTGAAGCTGCTCAAGAAGACGAAGAAGAAGTTCTGTAATGACTGAAGCCACTCCTTCGCCGAAAGGCGATAGTAACCTGCCAAAAGCAGGTAAAGTGGCTCTTCTGGATTCTGACTTCCTTTTGTATCACGTAGGGTTTGCATGTGAAAATGATGAAGACCCTCGTGATGCTAAGAACAGACTCACAGAATGGCTTACTGACATTGTGTACATGGATCTTATGTGCGATGACTTCAAAGCATTCATTACAGGGCCTAACAACTTCAGGTATGACGTAGCCAAGACAGTTCCTTATAAGGGTAACCGTAAAGATATGAAGCGACCTAAGCACCTTGATGAGCTTAAGAAGCACATGAAACGTCTAGGTGCTATTGAGACTGACGGCATTGAAGCTGATGATGCTGTATCAATAGAGGTTCATAAAGCCCCTAATGCTTACCTTATAGTACATGTGGACAAAGACTTGAACATGATCCCAGGTAAGCACTACAACCCTGTTAAGTGTGAAGGCTATGTCGTAACTGAACTTGAGGCTTACTATAACTTCTGGACTCAGATGCTCACTGGTGACAGAGTTGACAACATCCCTGGCATTGCAGGCATTGGGCCTAAGAAAGCTGAGAAGATTCTTAAAGGTCTAAGCTCTTATGATGAATATGCTAACGCTGTGTGGGCTACGTACAAGGACAAAGGACATGACTATGATTACTTTCTTGAGCAAGGTAGGCTGTTGTGGCTCCAACGATACGAAGGAGAGCAATGGCAACCATCAAGCGTAAATATACAGCCAAAAGAGCAGGACTGAAACACGGATACCGTTCAGGACTTGAAGACAAAGTAGCTAAGGCTTTACAAGACCTTGGGATTGATCCTAGATACGAACAGGAAAAGATTACTTATGTAGTCCCTGCTCGTAAAGCTACATACACGCCAGACTTCAAACTTCCTAACGGTATCTTTGTAGAGACTAAGGGTAGATTTGTCGTTGCTGATAGGCAGAAACATCTGTTCATCAAGGCTCAACATCCAGAGCTTGACATCAGGTTTGTCTTCAGTAACAGCAAAGCTAAGATCAGTAAAACATCTCAGACTACTTATGCTATGTGGTGCGAACAACATGGTTTCAAGTATGCTGACAAAGAAATCCCACAGGAGTGGTTAAATGGAAGTTAATCTTATCAAAGAGAACGAAGATGGTAGTGCAGACTTCACCTTTGAATGCACTGCTGAAGAAACCAAAACGCTGCTTACATATGCTATTCGCAGAGCTATTGAAGAAGCTGTAAAGCAAGGCATGGAATGGATTCCACCACAGGAGGAACAACAGTGAAGATTGCAAAGCAGTCAGTAGAGTTGATTGACTCGTGTGGGTCTGACCTGAGTGTGGTCAATGCCGCACGGGTAAGCTTCCACAAAGAGTCTGATTGGACTAATGTTGGTGAATATGAGCACTGCCATAGTAAGATAGAACTTGCTGAGCGAGATGTTAAACTCATCAAGTATCTTGCAGAGCATAATCACAAGAGTCCATTCAATCATGCTTTCATGTCCTTCCGTGTCAAGGCTCCAATCTTTGTAGCACGACAGCTTGTCAAGCATGAGTATCTGCCTTGGAACGAAGTGTCTCGACGTTACGTTGACGAAGAGCCTGAGTTTTACTTTCCTGAATATTGGCGTAAGAAGGCTGATAATGTCAAGCAAGGAAGTAGTGATGATAAGTTTGAATGGCGTCCCGGCTCTTGGGGTAAAATTGAAGAGGCTTACACGAGACTGCTGTTTGAGTATTTACACAACCCTGACTTGTGTCCTGAACAGGCTCGTATGATCCTACCTCAGAACATGATGACTGAGTGGATCTGGAGTGGTACTCTGTTTGCTTTTGCTAAGATGTGCAACCTACGTCTAGACAGTCATACACAGAAGGAAACACAAGAGATTGCTAAGATGATTCACGATACTGCTTCAACCCTGTTCCCCGTGTCGTGGAAAGCTCTGGTGAGTGATAAACATGCTACGTAATCGCTACGGTGATCGTTATAACTTCATTCCTACCGGGCCTAATACGTACACCGTAGGCGGTGAACTACAGTACTGGCGCTATGGTGGCAAGGAAGGCGAAGAACGTATTGATCTTGACAATCTAGGCTTTGCTGATCCCAGTGGTGGGCCTTTTATCAGTGTAGGTTACATCATTGATGGAAGGCCTATTAAGCGCATCTATGTGCAAGGAGATAAGCTGATGTTTGAGGTGCAAGAATGACCCGAGACGACATCCTTCGAATGGCGCGGGAGGTTGATCCCGGCTTTGAGGCCGATCCGGATCTCGGCGAGTCTCTTGTGGGCATGGAAGCCATCGAACGCTTCACCGCCCTTGTCGCTGCTGCCGAGCGCGAGGCGTGTGCGAAGGTGTGTGAAGAGTTCTACAGCATTGAAGGCATCGCGCAACGCTGCGCCTACGCTATACGAGCAAGAGAGGATTAAAATGATTAGTGAAATAGACCTTAAAGACTTTGATGAGTATCAGAATGAAGCCTGGGGAACTGCTCTGGTAACTGCTAGGAATGCTTCTTATCTGTTCAATGGACTGTCAGGAGAAGTTGGTGAGGTTTGTAGCCTCTACGCTAAAGTAGTACGTGATGGTGTATCAGATCATCAACGATACTTGGATCAACTTAAGAAAGAACTCGGAGACGTTCTCTGGTTTGTAGCAGGATTGTCTAAGCTATATGGCTTTACTCTCAAGGAAGTAGCTGAAGCTAACATTGAGAAGTTGAAGTCCCGTCAACAACGTAATACTTTGAAAGGATCTGGCGATGATCGATAAAGACACTTACACCTTCTCTCGTACTACAAATGAGGGCTTGACTGTCAGTATTACTCAAGAGGTTGAAGAAGGTACGTCATGGCCTATTGTTCTTCAAGACTTTATTAAGTTTCTTGAGCTTTGTACCTTTGTAGGCGTCAAAGACAAAGTATCTGTTGAAGACAGTCCTTTCCTGTCTGAAGACTGGTATGGCCCTACTCACCCTGCTCCGGAGGACACTGACAATGCTGGATGGTAAGTATCCTGATCAGTTCTTGATCTCTCTGGATTACGAACAAGTTGAGTTTGTTATCCGGAAAGAACTAACAACTGTCTTGAAGTCTTTGCAGTTCCGCTCTAGAGTTCCTTTGTTCTCCTATGACGAAGTAGTTGAACAGGAAGGCCTTCAGCGTTACCGTGCTGCCTTTGAGACAGTGTTGGAATATTATGGCGGTGCAGTGAATGCGAATACTGGTGATTCCTGATTGCCAAGTCAAGGAGGATGTTCCACTGGAGCATCTCTCCTGGGCTGGGAAGGCTATCGTTGAATATCATCCTGATGTTGTTGTGAACTTGGGAGACTTTGCAGACATGCCTAGTCTTTCAACTCACGACAAAGCTGGTAGCAAGTACTTTGAAGGTAAGAGGTACACCAAAGACATTGAAGTAGCTAAAGAGGCTATGAAGATGTTACTTAAACCCCTCAAAGATGAACAACTGAGGCTTAAACGTAACAAAGAGAAGCAGTATAAGCCTCGGATGATCATGCTACTAGGCAATCACGAGAATCGAATCAACAGAGCTATCAACAACAATCCAATGCTTGAAGGCTTGATTAGCACTCAAGATTTGGAGTACCATAAAGATTGGGAAGTGTATGAGTTTTTACACCCTGTGTTTATCAATGGTGTTGGTTTTAATCACTACTGGCCTGTCGGGGCCATGGGTAGGCCTGCTAGCAGCCCTTCTGCTATTATCAGTAAGCTACATATGTCATGCGTTGCTGGACACCAACAAGGCAAACAAATCAGTTACGGAAAACGTGCTGACGGGAAGCCTATTTGCAGTATTATTGCTGGAAGCTACTATCTTCATGATGAATCGTACATGGATCAACTAAGCAATCGTCACTGGCGTGGCTTGGTTGTCTTGAATGAAGTCCAAGATGGTCACTTTGATGAGATGCTTTTGAGCATTGAATATCTACAGAGGAAGCATGGAAGCACTAACAATTAAACAATACATTGATGCTATCAACCGTACTGAAGACGTTGTGAACAAACCTAAGCACTACATGCTCATGGATGGCTTGGAAGTACGTGATGTCTTGGCTGCTCTGCTCATGAAGATGACATCTGAGAACATTCCATCCAGTGTCTTGTTTGAGTCAGACTATGTTCAGATGATGCAGTACTTGATGCGCTTCATGGACAAGAATGGCAAACAAGACTTGGAGAAGGCGGAGTATTATTTGAAGAAACTTATTAACGCCTATGATTAACTATGAACCAACCTTTGAAGAACTGAAAGAGAAATTGAGTAAGTTCGATGAAGTCACGTTGCTGGAGGAACTTGAGATTGACAGTAAGATGTTAGTCGAAGCCTTCAGTGACATTATTGAAGAAAAACAAGAGATTCTTTGGAGTATTATTGAATGACGACATATCATGAAAAAATGTTCGACTTGTAGTGAAACTAAATTACTTACTGACTTTCCAGCAGGTAAACGTAAAGACGGCTCTATTTACTATAGGCCTCACTGCTATTCTTGTAAGTATGATAAAGAAACTCTAGCTGGTAGAAAGATCGATAAAGAGTATCTAAGATCATACTACTATAAGAATAAACTTGATTACAAAATCAAGGCTTATAGACACAATGATAAGATTCGTTTTCCTGAATGCGAAACAGTTGAAAAATATAGAGCTATTGAGCTAATGAAACAGCCTTGTTATTACTGCGGTAAGAAAGAGGCGTTGGGCTTAGATCGTATAGACAGCACTCAAGGACATAGTGAAGATAACATTGTTCCTTGCTGTGAAAAATGTAACAATATCTTAGGGGATCTTCCAGAAAAAGCAAAAGATTTGCTAATCGACGGTCTTCATGAGATTAACAACCAAGGATTACTAGACCAATGGACAATTCCAACAAAGAGAAAAACCCGGACAACATCGTAACTCCTTGGAGTTCAATCGGGCTGATTACATACAAGCGCACATACGCTCGACGCTTGGATGAAAGCGATGTAAACAGTGATACTGAAGAATTCCACGACACAGTTGACCGAGTAGTAACTGCTGCTAATTCTCAATTGAAGTGTAACTTTGATGACGATGAGCAGCAGCGTCTACGTAACTATCTGCTGGGCTTGAAAGGCACTGTAGCAGGTCGGTTCCTGTGGCAACTGGGTACTAAGACAGTGGATACACTGGGACTCAGTAGCCTACAGAACTGTGCCTTCACAGTGGTAGACAAACCTGTAGAGCCTTTCACCTGGGCAATGGATCTTCTGATGCTTGGCTCAGGTGTAGGCTATAACATCCAGAAAGAGAATGTTGAGAAACTTCCTGCTGTCAATGTGGATTTTAAGTGCCCTACTCGTAGTGATACCAATGACGCTGACTTTATCGTTCCTGACTCTCGTGAAGGCTGGGTGGCACTTCTTGGTAAGACGTTGAAGGCTGCATTCCTGGCTCATAGCTCAGGTAAGCAAACGTTCACGTATAGCACTAAGATGATCCGATCCAAGGGTGCTCCTATCAAGGGCTTTGGTGGCACTGCTAGTGGCCCTGAAGACCTCGTGTGGGGCATCACTGAGATTGGTAAGATCCTTGAGAAACGTGCTGGTAAGAAAATTAAGCCCGTTGATGCTCTGGACATCATGAACATCATTGGTGCTGTGGTGGTTGCTGGTAATGTGCGCCGTAGTGCTCAGATTGCCATTGGAGATCCTGACGATGTGGAATATCTGCTTGCTAAGCGATGGGACTTGGGGAATATTCCCAGTTGGCGCGCAATGTCCAACAACAGCGTGGTTTGTCATGACATTGGAGATCTCCATGACTTCTTCTGGGACGGATATGAAGGTAAAGGAGAGCCGTATGGGCTCATCAACCTTAAGCTATCTCGAAAGATTGGACGCCTTGGAGAGACACAGTACCCTGATCCACAAGTACAAGGATATAACCCCTGTGCAGAACAGAGCCTAGCAGACAAAGAGACTTGCTGTCTTGCAGAAATTTACTTGCCTAACATTGACTCTAAGGAGGAACTGTTGGATGTAGCTACTTTGCTCTATCGTGTTAATAAGCACTCCCTTGCACTACCTTGTCACTTGAAGTCTACTGAAGCTATTGTCCATGAGAACATGCGTATGGGCATTGGTATCACTGGTGTACTTCAGGCTACTGAGGAACAGAAGAGTTGGCTTGATTGGGTGTATAAGAAACTCCGGAGTTATGATGAATGGTACTCACAAAAGAACGGCTTTAACAAATCGGTTAAACTTACTACGGTTAAGCCTTCAGGGACTCTATCTCTGCTCCCTGGTGTCACTCCTGGGTGTCATCCTGCTTATGCTCGGTACATGGTACGTCGTATCCGCATCAGCAGTAATCATTCTCTGGTTGATGTATGTCGTAAGCATGGATTCCCTGTGGAGTATCAACAGAATTTCGATGGCTCAGAGGATCGTAGTACTGTGGTTGTTAGCTTCCCTTTCACTCATGGCGACACTGCTGTACTTGCTTCTGAAATGACTGCTATCAGTCAATTGGAGACTGTTAAGTGGCTACAAGAGGTCTGGAGTGACAACAGTGTTTCCTGTACTGTCTACTATCGCAAGGAAGAACTTCCTGAGATCAAGAAGTACTTGAAGAAGAACTACAAGAACTCACACAAGAGTCTGTCATTCTTGTTGCACTCTGAGCACGGATTCAAGCAAGCTCCTCTTGAGGAGATCACTAAGGAGCAATACGATGAACTCGTCGCAAAGACTGTACCGATTACTTCAATTAGTAATCTGGACATTGGTCTTGATGATTCTGAGTGTGCCACTGGTGCTTGCCCAATTCGCTAAGCACTGCTAAGTAATCTCAAAAGGGCGATAATGTGGCGTTATCGCCCTAATAAGATATTTTAAGGAATGACATGACTTTAGAAGAACAGCTAATAGAACAGAAAAGACTAAGTGAACTCTGTGCTGATGACAATGAACATAAGTTGCAGTATAGTAATCCTTATTCTCGTGAAGTACAAAGACTTCAAAGTTTAGTTGACTTTGAGTCATTAGGGGTTTATGTAGTTCCTCATACAGATGGTACTGTTCTTGTTGAAGATAAATATGTCTTTTCTTTGAGATCTTATAAGTGGAAAGCTAAGTCAAAAGGAACTTGGTATAGGTCTCGTGGAGTTAAAGACTTTGTAACAAATATTATCAGAAAGAGTAAATAATGAAGATCATCTACAGTACACCAACGTGCTCAGCATGTCGGAGGCTTAAGCAGCAACTGACTGAGAATGGCATTACTTATCAAGAAATCATGATCGGTAAAGACATCACCTATGAGGAGTTTGAAGATACTTTCCCAGGTGTACGTACTGTCCCTCATGTCGTGGAGTTGCCTGACTGATGGCTACTAAACGTAATCCTGATAACAACGTTGGTGAAGACTCTGGTAAGGCTAACTTGTCATTGAAGCTAAAGCTAGATGACATGATCACCATTTCACCTAAGACTGACAAACAAAGGGAGTTCTTTGATGCTTACAACAGTGGTCATTATTTTGTTGCTCTTCATGGTCTAGCAGGTACAGGTAAGACTTACATTGCAATGTATAAGGCTTTAGAGGAAGTACTAGATCGTAGTAATCCTTACGCTAAAGTCACTGTCATCAGGTCTGCTGTGCAGTCTCGTGACATGGGTCACTTGCCCGGTGACGCAGCAGACAAGATGGACATCTATACACAGCCTTATAAGCAAATCTGTGCTGATCTGTTCAAGCGTAGGGATGCTTGGAATAGACTTCAAGAGCAAGGACATGTAGAGTTTGTGTCTACCTCGTTCATCCGAGGCACTACATTCAACTATGGCATCCTTGTCGTTGATGAAATGCAAAACATGAATAGTGAAGAGCTAGACACTATCATTACTCGTGTTGGACATACATCAAAGATTATCTTTTGTGGAGACTATAGGCAAACTGATCTTAAGAAGAAAGAAGATCGTAGTGGCCTCTTGAAATTCATGAACATTTGTAGTAAAATGAAAGAGTTCACAAGGATCGAGTTTGGTGTTGATGACATCGTTCGTAGTTCTCTTGTGCGTAATTACATCCTAGCTAAAATGGCGTATGAGGACGAGCTATGATCTTAGCTGAATGGTACACTGGCTTTGGCTTCAGCATTGAAGCTAACAATACAAATATGTATGCAGTGCCTTATGAGGAACAACCAGAGGACTCTGATGAAGAACCTGAACTAGGACTTCTACAGTTTGACGGCGCTATTATCAATCTTCCGTTCATCAAGATTCACATTGGTGATTTTGTGCACATAGAATAGCGCAGCGTAGCGAGCATCTACGAAGCAGTAATTTAGGCAACAAAAAAGCCCCTGCTAAGAGCACATAAGTGTTCCTAGACAGGGGCTTTGTTATTTATACTCGCAGAAACTGCGTGTTGTTTATGGGTTAACTACAGCGGAGGATGCTGGCCAGCACCGGAGGTGCGTAGAGGATGGAGGGGGGGGCGGGGGTCACGGCGCTTCCATCAAATGACATTGACGATGATGTCGTCGTAATAGATTTTGTGGGCACCTACCTGCTGCTGCCCGCCGATCTCAAACACAATCTTGTCGGTGCCTGGAGGAACTACTGAAAAACTCCCGATCCAGGTCCAGTCGGTATCTGTCGCATTTACAGAAATACTTGATTCCGAAATTAAAGCGCTTGATGCGTCAAGGAACTTGATCCTCGGATAGTCAACAACTCCAGTCCCGCCATCGGCTTTCGCCCACATCCCAAACACTGCTGTTCGACCAACGTACTGTGATGCCCCAGATAACGTCTGCGTCACCGCGATGCCACCATTTGCAACGCAGTCCGCCAAGAAACACCGTGATCCGATTTTTGGATAAGTCGTGACACTACTAAAAACAGATCCGGCGGCGCCATATGCGGATGCAGACCACCCTGTCGTATTGCCAGTCTCTCCGCCGTCGTTGTACAGGATATTGTTTAGGTGAGAGAACACGGCCCAGTCAGTTCGACCTGCTACGCCAGTCCCCTTCACATAGTTGTTCGCGCACACAATGTAAGGTGAACCACCAGCCACAAGCTCTCTGCGGCCATCAGTAGTCTCTGACCTCAAATCGTTCCCGTATAACGGAAGTGTTGAGTTAATAACTCGCAGACCGCATGAATTTTGAATCAAGAACAGGGCGCGGTCTGCTTCGCCTCCGTTTGTAGATACTGTGCATCCATCCAAAACAATGAGCGAAGACTCGTAGCCTTCCAAAATTCTCTGATTCGCAACATCAGGCTGCACTTCTAGGTTGCATCCGCTCAGTACGACATGTGCAGAGCCAAGCACCTGCATCCCACCAATGCCACCGCCAGGGAAAGAGCAATGGTCAAAGAACCATTGCCCTTCTTTAAGGTAGATGTAAGCGGTGGTCCCATCAACAAACCAGCAATGGGAAAATAGCATCACTTCGCCTGCGTTCGCTCCAGAATTGAAGTACAGGTAGTTGTCCTCTGGGGATTCAAAGCCGCAGTGATCGAAATTGACGCGCCAAGCGTTGTCGATGAATTGAACCAGTTTGCCAGCGTTGCGGAACGAGCAGTTGCGGAATGTGATCTCGGCGTTGCTATCGTAAGTTGCGTGACCAACTTTGACCAAAAGGAACCCCGTGGTCTTGCTACCCTTGAATGAAACACCCTCAATCCAGTGCGTCCAGTTTCTCTCCAAACGCGTCGCTCCATAACTTGCGCTTGAGTAAACGTTCAGCACGCCCGTAGAACTAGAAGAGCCATCAATTACGGAGCCGTTGCCGATAAGGGACGCAAGAGAGATGTCCAGATTTAAGACGGCGCTCACTTTGTGCGTGGCGTTGTCAATCAGCCGCACCTTGCCGCCGTAGTTGATCGCAGCTTGAATCGCAGCCGTGTCATCGGTCACACCATCACCAACGGCACCAAAGTCCTTAACAGACACACTCTCACTTAGCTTATCATAAAGACTTACCGTAGAGCCGCCACTGATTTGATGAGTAATCTGTTTACTCTTAGCCTTAGTCATTGCCATAATGTTTATTCCTTCTATTCTAGCTTTCGTTAGGATGTTCTATCTTTGTATACTATTTTAGACAAAACTGCCAGTTATGTACACAATAGGATACATTACTGTTTCTTCTTAGCTTTACCCGCCTTCGACAAAGCAATCGCAATAGCTTGCTTCTGAGGCTTACCAGCGGAGCGTCCTGCCTTCATCTCAGTCTTGATATTACTTGAGATAACCTTCTGTGAAGAACCTTTCTTGAGAGGCATAACGTACTCCTTATTTAGATGCAACCTTGTTAATCTTTTCTACAGTCCTGAGACCACCTAAGCCTAGCATACCTAGCAACAAAGGCATCATCTCAGACAAATCAGCAGGACTAAGCATGATAGGTTTACCTAGAAGATCTAGAGCAAACTTAGCCATTGGAAGTCCTACCCAGTTCCATGCACAGCCAGCACCGCAGACCCACCCAATAGCAGGTCTCCAGCCACTAACGAATACACTAGCGTTACTAGCTTCAGCTTTGTTGATCTCAAGCTGAGACTGCACGATGGACAGCGCAGCGGCCAACTCAGCCTTCTCTTGTTCAGTCTTGTTAGGCCAGATACGATCAATGACTGTCTTACCAATATCCAGCACAGCAGTTACAGGATCTAAACTCATACCCACTCTCCTGTCTTCATTTGAGCAGAAAGCCTAGATGCCCTGTTAGGTGTCTGCTTTGCCCATAGGCTGTCAAGCATGGCATCAGAGGCTTCCTTGTACTTACCGTTCTTGATAAGCTCCAGAGTATTCTTAAACTTCAACAGTCCATCTACGCCCATCTGGAAAGCCATGTTGACTAGGGCTCCTTTACGAGCATCATCTAAGTCATTCACCCAAGGGAGTCTCTTGAGTAGCTCTTCAGTCTTCTCGTCAATGTCATTATTGAGAAGGAAGAGCCCTTCCTCAAGAGTGATATGACCTCCCTTGCGTTCATCAATGAGACGACCAAAGCCTATTGTCCAGTAACCTAAGTGGTCTTGGTAGGCATGTTCTTTGAAGCCTTCGTCACGTTGTAGTTGGCGTAAGAGTTGGGGCTTCATGTTACTCTTCAGTTTGCACTGGTTCAGTACTGACTTCACGCATACGAGCTTCAATGAGTGAACGCCATGCAGCCTTGGAAGGCGGAGGAGCAATACTACCTGAAAGGATACCAGAGATGACATCCTGTGCTGCTTTACGCTGAATATACGCCAATGTTCTATCAGACGCAAAACCGATACCTGCCATAGTAAGGGCTGCTCCAGGACTCATAAGTGCTCCTACCGCAAGCTGGCTCCCGGCTGCTAGTTGACTACGTTCCGGGTTAAAGCGAGCAGAAAAAGACAACAGCTTCTCAAGACCTTGCCCACTAACAATACGTCGAATAGCTTCTTGTTCATCTTTGGTGAATAGACGCATCTTGTTCTTGTTAGCTGCCAAGAGCTTGAACTGATTACGAATAAGCTCACCCTCAGATGTCTTAGGATCTAGTGCCCGTGCTTCAGCAACATTCAAAGCATCTTCAAGAAGACCAGCTTTAGAGACTTTACGCCAAGAGTCACGAGCTTCTTTAATGTCATCCAGAGCAGAAGCAATACTGTTCTTACCTGTAATGAGATCAGTAGGTTGCAGAGAAGTGATCTTATCGTCAATACCAGCAACTACTTGGGAAGCAAGCCTACGAGTAGCAGGATCTTTACTTTCTCGTGCAAGGTCATTAGCTGCTTGACGGAGTTGATCCATCTTAGCAAAAGACACCCGAGTAGTTCCTACCATCTGTCGCATTTGATCCAGCACTGTTTTAACAGGCTTATGCGAATCTAGCAACGGATTAAAGTTAGAGTTATTAACTAGGTTTGCTTCAATGCTATCAATAGTGTCAAGCACAGGCTTAGGCTTAACGTTAATGCCTGCATTGTCAACCCGCGTATAAGCACGTTGAGCATCTAGCTTAACTTCATCCATAGACACAGGAACAATAGGTTCCTTTTGAGCCACACGAGCAGCCTTAGCTCCTGTAAGACCCGCCAGAGTTCCTACAGCCAAAGTAGCTGCTGCTGTCTGCAAAGGAGAATATCCAACCTCCTGTGCCCGCTCTGCTGTAGCCTGTGCTGCCGTGCCTGCTGCGCCTGCTGAAGCAATCTGTTGAGGCAATGCTTGCGTCAGAGGACGTAGCATCTCAGTACCAGCCTTAGCAGCAAGCCTAGCTTGTCCACCAACATCAGCCATTGCAGCAGTGCCTGCCTGTACAGCCCTTTCAAGCCGTCCTTGAGGCTCTGGAAGACCCATCTGAGTCAGAAGGTTCTGTACAGCAGCCTGCTGAGAAGGAAGGATTTGTCTACCAGCAATCTTATTGACACCGTAGACAATAGGCTCTGCTAGCATAGCAGGAAGACTCGTAAGACCTGTCAGTCCAGCACGGGCTGTCAAGCCTAGTTGTCGTCCTGCTTCTTCCCAGACTGAAGAAGTACGTTGAGCGGGAGCAGGCTTAAGTTCTTCTTTCTTAGTTCCTCCAAATTGAGCAGATAACACTGTCTCAATATCAGAATCGGACATGTTATCAGGAAATTCGATTACATCCTGTCCAACTTCAATGTACTTAGGCATTATTGCACCTTTTCAAGTTTTCCAGTAGCGGTATTAAAGCGCATCGTGGGCTTAGGCTGAGAACGTGAAGGGCCTGCGTCCAGAGGAGGAGCTGTGCCTTCAGCAATACTTCCAGCTTGTCGCTTAAGGCGTTCAAGACCACGGTTAATAGCTTTCTCAGCAGAAGTCAAGATACGTTCCATTGACTTAGGTTCAAGACGCTGGTTGCCTGCCATAACACTCTGCAAAAACTTCAATTCTTGTTCAGAATCGTTACCACCAAATTCCTTCAAACGAGGGATAACAATGTTACCAACATACGAAAGGAATTGTTCAGTATTTTCAACAGTCTTCTGATCACCAAGCATACCGCCTGTTGCCTTAGCTGCTAGCAGTTTCTCAGGCCCCCACTGTCCTGCATAAATGCCGCCCTTAAGCATATTTTTAGCCTCTTGGATGTTATCAAGAGCAACATATTTACCGTCAACTTGAGCAGCTTGTTCACCTGTAAGTTGTCCGTACTTAGACCCAAAGCCTTCAGCAGCTTTCTTAGCAGAGATAGCGCCGACCAGAGGAGCAAGTCCTTCTGCAATATCAGCACCAATACCACCCTTCTTAGCTGCACCGAGGTCAGCAATAGTGGCTCCAGTAGTTTTGTTAATAAGCAGTTTACGCCCATTAGCGTCAACCACTTCTGTGTCTACCTTAGCAGTTTTAAGCAGGTCTTTAACAGTATCAGGTTGAGTTACAACCAGTGCTTCAGCTTCTTCTGCACTCAAGTCAGGAATCTTACGCTGCACAACAGAAGCAAGTTTCTTACGTTGAGTAAGTGCTTCCTCTGTAGCTGCTGCTTTATCCTTACCTGCTTGAACGCGGGCATTACGCTCATCAATAAGAGATTGAATGTTCATACCGCCCAGCGTCAAGTCTTGCTGAGACTTAACCATGTTCATCGCTTGAGCCTCAAGCTGCTGAGCCCGTCCTTCCATGCCCTTCTGCCTGAAGAGAGCCGCAGCAGTCTGTAGTCGCTTCACAGGATCTTGCTCTTGAGCAGCTTGAGAGAACACATCCTTCATGATGTTCTGCTCAGCTTCCTGTGCAGTCTGTCCTCCGAACATACGACCAAGACCATAGCCAATATTGGCACCCAAGCGAGCACTTACATCAGCATTATCACCAATGATGCCTTGAAGATACTCTTGTTGAAGCTGAAGTTGGCTCTTAGGGTTCCAATCAAACATTCCAGTAGTAGCCATAGTTACTCCTTAACGTCCGAACATGCCGCCAAGGGCTTGTCCGGCATTAGCGTACAGATTAGCTTGTTGTTTAGCGGCCAACAGGTTAGCAGCAGCAGCGGACTGACCAGCACTCAGGAGGCCCCCAGCACCAGCGGCACCAGCAGTGCTAACAGCCTTGCCAAGGTCAGCACCCAAGGTCAAAGGCTTCAGACCAAGTTCTTCAATACCAGCGCCAAACTGGAACAGACCCTGACCGCGACCAATCAAGCGATCAATGTCAGCTTGACCGTACTCTTGAGCACGGGTAGCCAGTTCTTGATCCGCACGAGCACGAGCAAGATCACGTTGATATTGTTCAGGATTGACCATACCAGCACCACCAGCGCCCATAGCAGTACCAGAGACACCCAAGCCAATACGCCCACGATTAAGCTGCTGATTACGTAGAGCAATGTCTTCAGCCTGTCGAGTAGGCTGTAACAGTGCTTGTTGTTGAGTTACGTACTGCTCAGCAGCCTTCGTAGGATCAAGGTTGATCTGTCCAAGGACATTACCAGCACCGCCGTAGAACTGATTACGGAAGGCTTCTAAGACAGGGTTAAGAGCATAACCAGCTTGTTGCTTAGCTGTATCAAAGTAGCCAGTACCGTAACCAGATGTCACAGAGTAAGGCTTGAATTCAGTCATTGATGCTGCCTGAGCACCTAGATTGTTTAGAGCCTGTGCCTGATCTTTAGCAGCTTGTTGTTGCTGGTATGCTCCGAAGAGATTCAAACCAGTACTAAAAGCATTGCCCCAATCAAAAGGAGTTCCATCAGCCATGTTTATTCCTTAGTAAGTTCCACCGTTGACGACAATGTTCTCAAGCTCACCACCGATGACATCAGCTTTGGTGGCAATAGCAGTCTCAATAGCGTCAAATTCATCGTCAATCTCAGTACCTTTAACAACCTTACTAGGATCACCAGAAGGCAGAGCATCTTTGGTACTGAAATCCGTGAGTTTTACGTAGTCTGTCATTATAGTTCCTCGTTAGGATAGTTTACCAGTTTTCACAAAGAGGTCTACCTTCTGTACACTGACAGGAGAACCATCAACGTTACATTCAAAACCAATCTGGATTAGATTACCAGAGCCTAGTCCAGGACTGTTAATCTGTTCTACAGCAATGCCTGCTGTGTATTGAGCATCCATGTACTCATCAAGGCCATACTCATAAGGGCCATTCTCAGGGATCGTGAATGGAAACGAGAATGAACTACCAATGTAGTCATACCCTAGCTTAAACACAAATGATTGCTCAGATCCACCTAAGACAGTAGCTTTAATCTTCTTGACTAATTTTAGCACAGTTGGTGCACCAAAATCAAGATAATTCGTAAAGAATTTCATCCGATAACGACTACCGTTATCAGTATATCCTTCGTACAGGCCAATACCGTTAATCATTCCCAAGAGAATATCACGGTTACGCCTACGCAAGAATGCTTTAGCTTTGTAACTAATCCAGTTAGTGATCCTTGAAGATCCATCCTCAAGTGCAGACCTCATGTCTAGAACGTATACACGCTCAATGCTTGGGAAGGAAATCAGATAGAAGGCATGACGTTCACTGTAAAGACTCTTAACCTTATTCAGTGATCCGTTAGTGTCAACTTCATTCTGTACAACAGCCAAGAACTGATCTCGTACATTCTTCGTCAAGTCACGCATTGGCAGAGACTTCTCTTGAATGACTCGACCAAGACTACGTACACCAGCGTCAGACAAGAAGATAATATCAGAGCCAGTATTCTGGATACTGTCACGAGCAATACAGCCTACACCAGTGATGATGTCTTGTACTGCAAAGGTATTGCTCAGGATGTCATCAGCACCTGAGTAAATGACAATGTTACGTTCACAGAAGATGATCAGGAAGTTATTGTGAGCAGCAAGGGCTACGATGGTGTCAGTGTTGTCAGGCAGTACTGAAGCAATGTTCAGAGTACCAGAAGAACCATCATAAAACTCAGGAAAGATAGTATCAGCAATGTCAGTAGACCAGTAAACAGTAGTTCCGTCATGTGCCCAGAGCCGTCCATAAGCTGCAATAACATCACGCAGAGTGTTACTGCCAAAGTTAGGCGTATTGGCAGTGAAGGTTCCATAGTCCTGTGCAGTCCCTGCTGTGTAGATGATAGGCTCATGACCGTCCTGCACAAGCATCGTATGAGCCAACAGAGTAGCAGCTTTCCAGTTGTTACCTGTAACAGTATACGCTGCTGGCGTAATGTCCGTCAGAGTAGCACCAATGCCACCAGAGAACAACTTATTATTACCACCACTGAGCACAGTGTAGGAACCATCAGCATTAACGTGCTCATGGATGAACTCAATAGAGTTCCCACTCAACTGAGCACTACCTGTAGTAGTCTTCTGAGTCCACCCACGCCTAGAGCCAATACGTCCAGACTTATCAATGACACAGTTATCTGCAACCAGAGCGTAGGTAGAGTTAAGAGTAACAGGACTTTCTTGGAGGTTTAGTCCAGCAAAGCCTGGAGCTACAACGCTAATTGCTTCCAACTGTTTCATTTTTCGTACCAAGTAGTGTTTTCAGTTTGTCGGGCAGCATCAAAGCTGATAGCATCAGCCAGAGCACTCTGAGCAAGACGATAAGCATTGATGCTCTGCTGTCCTGCGTCTTCACCACGTTCCTCTTGAGCCATCGCAGTAGCCAGTAGAATCACTGGTCTTTCAGGTACAAGCAGAATATCAGAATCAGCAGTAAGATTACTAGGACGAACGGTACCATAGAACTTCACACTCCCTGCTGCGTTAGGCGTAGGAAAGAAAGTAACCTTGATGTTACCAGTAGCACTGTCTACGCCACTATACGAGAAGTGTGTAGGAGGAGCATTGTCGTTAGTACCAAAGGTAACTTGCTCAATCATCCACGTATGAGGCATCTCTTCAAGTTCCCACTTCTGAGTCTCATTGTAGACCATCTCAGGTTGGAATCCATTGAAGGAAGGACTCAACTGATACTCAGAAGTTCCAGACACCAGAGTTACAGGCACCGTTTGCTTTAGAGCCAACCACTGCCAAGCACTCTCAACAGTAGCCTTAGCTTCATTGACAAAATCACCAATGAGTCGAGCGTAAGAGTTATTATTACCAGTTCCTTGAACAGTAGTCACTTCTGACTCCCGCAATCGTCGGAGAACTGAATTAACTAGCTGAAGGTAATTCATAAGAGTTCCTTATTCTTAGGCGTTCAAGAAGGTATACAGTGGTTTCTCTTTACGTAGATCAAAGGTGACAATCACTGTGTAGTCACTGCCCGTCTCAGTCAAGACTTTCAAGGCATCTCCAGCTTGCAAGACAACAGTTCCATCACTGAACTGAAGATAGTCTTTAGCGCTCAAGAGTTTGTCATCAAGGATGTAGATCTGATGCGTAGGGTCATGAGCGTGTTGCCAGTAAACATCAATAGTCTTATTGGTAGCAGACTTATTATGAATGTACATCATGTCCATCTCGGCAACATAGCCTTCAGGCACTGTGAACATTGTAGTCAACGTAGCTGCTGGAATTGTGAGGCCAATGGAGTGTCTCATGATCAGTCCGTAGAGCTACCAGGAGACCATCCAGAATAAGAATCTGAACTAGCCCACCCAGAGTTAGCTTGGTTGCTGTAGCCAGCTTCGCTGCCATAAGCGCCGTCCCCATAAGAACCACTACTACTAGATCCGTAATCAATAGCTCCGCCAGTGATGTAAGGTTCTGGTGCTACAGGAGCAACCCCGCCTGAGCTGGGAACTTGATAGCCATAGACTTGACTAATCACGCTGTTAGGATTCTCAAGACCATATTGCAACATACGGTCATTCAAGATGCTGTAGGCTTGGTTTGCAGGCTCCTGAGCACGATAAGCAGACTGAGCAAAACTAAGAGGTCCTCCCAGCATTCCCATCAAAGCCATGCCAGCAGTCTTTAGGTTAGCTTTCTCGTAGTCATTTAAGAAGCCTTCACGCCTGCGCATCTCCATAACTGTATCCCACTGAGAATCACTGAGATTAGTCTCTGGTGCAGTACGTCGATTACCTTCAGAATCATATCCAAAAGGAGCACTAGAGCTAGGCTGTTGTTTACCTTTAAGGTACTCCTCAAACATACCTTCCATCTTAGTCTGATCTGCTACCGGAGCAGGCTGAGCAGTAGACGCAAAAGGCCCACCAAAGGCTGGTCTAGCAAAAGTACTAGGTTGACGTAGCAATTTAGTTACATAATCGGAGAATGTCAGATCAGCGTCTGGAACATTATCCCACCGTGAGTCTTTCTCGTTCCAAAGAGCCATGATCGTATCCTTTAGTTAAACCACTTAGCACCAAACTGAACAATAGCGAATAAGACACCAGCAGCAGCCCAGACACCAACGCCTCTATTGACCCACTGATCTAGATTGCGTTTAGTGTCGTTCATGTCTTTCTCAAGGACTGCCATAGCCCTCTCAACACGGCCAATACGTTCTCCTTGGTTAGCAAGACGCTCCTCAACGAGAATCAACTTAGATACAGCATCGGTTAATTTGTCTACCTTGTTTTCAAGGCGTCGGAAGTCGTCGTCTGTCATGATAGTCTTTCTGCCTCACGGGCTTCAATCTCCATAGGATTATTACGATAACCGTACTTAAGAGAGTACCAAAGATATACAGCGTAGAACTTTAGTACTCCCATGCGTTCATATTGACGCCAGTGAGCTTGCTCGTGACGTAGCAGCCTTGCATCTCCGCAGCACTCCGGCAGCGCGTAGATGCCGAAGGGCGGCAGCGTTATGGCTCGGAAGCCACGCCAGCGGAGGATGGTGGCGAGGATGCTGGGGGTGGGGGTCATTACGCCTTTTTAGATTTGCTGCCAGCCGCCGCCGAGCAGCATGATGGTGAAGCCTGCCGGGTCGGCCAATGCTCCACCAGTTCCGACCGTGAAAAACTGAATTCGATCATTTCCAGTATTGCTGCTCAAAACGCTACATGCATACATATTCCCCCCGCCGTTCGTAGCCGGGGTTACAAGGACAGGATATTTTCCAGCAGCAAGGGCTTGACGATTGAATCTATATGTCAACGTGTAATCGCCTACACCATTACGAGTAACGGAAGTTATAAAGTTAGCTGACTGAAAGTCGAGTGTGGGGGTGGTCCCTGAAATAGAAACAGAGGCGTACAGTGGCAATACCCGTCGATCTACTGTCGGGCTTGTTTGACCTTCCCAATACACATTCACACTGTTCGTCGTGATGTAGTTGTTCTCAATGTCTGCCGTGTAGCTGTATGTGGCATTGGGAATGTAAATGGCTGCGTTCGCAAGGCGACCGTTTGTTGGAGTCGCTGCGTAATTGCCCCGAATGGAATTGTTCTTGATCGACACGTTCTTGATCGACGCAGCATCGAGGCAGATCGCCCCTTCCACGTTGGTCCCTGCGCCGAAGTCGCCGTTCAAATGGTTGTTGAAGATCCGGGTCTGCCTAGTGTTCTCCACGTAAATTGCGTACTTGTAGGCCCCGCCTTCTTGCCAGCAGTTCTGGATGATCGGACCGCCACCGTAGTCATAGGACTCGTTGGAATCTTCGATATGGATAATGTTGTACAGGGCATTGTTTGTTGTCGATTGGAACGTACAAGCATCCAGCAGGAAACTGCCTCCAGAGATGTAGACAGAAGTTGCCTCGCAACCCGAAATCCAGCAGCCGTACATGCGCGAGATGTTGGCGCGTGTGGTTTGTAATGCTTGGACCGTCATGTCCTGGGCGCTGCTGGGCGTGCCGATCGGATATACATCCCACCACGCACCCTCAAAGCAAGAGAAGATGTTGCAATCGATCATGGCGGTGTCAATGCAGCCATGCATCCATGCTGCGCGACCGCAGTTCTGAATGGTCACATTCTGAACAAGGCTCAATCCTGCGGACTGGTAGACGATGCCCGAGTGATTGTTGACAAGGTTGTGGCCGTCGATGGTCAGGTTGCGCACGGTGCAGTACTGCGCACCGTATCCCGTGCTGTTACCAAACCAGACCATCCCGCCCGCCCCCCACGAGGGAGCCGACTTGATGATGGTGTGCTCCTGGCTCTCGCCGTAGAGCGTTCTGGCAATCGGGTTGGCCCCCCAGTCGCCAATCGTGCTGCTGATCAGGTAGGTGCCATTTGGGAAGTACACGGCCTTAGAGGCTGCGATAGCCGCATTGATGGCCGCCGTGTCATCGGCCACGCCATCACCAACAGCACCAAAGTCCTTCACGCTCACCGTCTCGCGCAGCTTGGTCTGCACAGTCGTGGCGACGGCTCCGGTGCCTGCTGGGGTGTAACTAACATAGTTAGCATCAGTGCTACCAATAGGAGCACTCTGCCAGATCATGACTTCAATGTTATCAGTACCGGACACAGGTGCCTCAGTAAAGGTAATAACATTGGTGGATACACTGAACGTATCTTTGTTTTGATAGATACCGTTGATGTAGATGTCTACCAAGTCTTCATTAACAGGCGTATGAGCCATCGTGAACACGGTAGTAACATCGTTACCACTAAAGTTCTCACGATAGACAATAGCGGTACCTGAGCCTACTTCCACCACCGTACCAGTGGCGTCTTTGGTGTACAAACGACGATCAGTAGTATTGATAGCCAGTTCACCTTGGGTCAGATTAGCCGCAAGAGGAACTGCACCAGCAGTGCTGCTGTTCTTGGTGATGATAGTAGATGCCATGAGTATTATTCCTCAGTGTCGGATTGCTTAACAGATTTACGTACAGCTTTGGGCTTAGGTTCTTCAATGACCTCTGGTACTTGTTCGTACTCAGGATGTTCCAACATAGTCTTGATGTCATGCTCTTGAGTAAACTCAAAGACATTACCAGTGTGAATACATTTGAATTTCATGATGTTGTTATCCTTATCTAGTCTCTTTTAGAGATATTCTCAATTCTACATTGCATTCGCAATTCATGAACTAAGAATATTTATAAAAGAGATCCCCAGCGTTAACCGGGGAGTCTCTCAATCAGTTACTGATTAGGCAGGAACGGCAAGGGCAACAGCGCCGTAGTCACGCAGTTCCTTGACGCCGTACAGGGTGTCAGAGGTGAACAGCGTACCCAGGTACTCTTGCTTGTACTGGGTCTGCGAACGCACACCAACTTGCTCAGCCAGCACTGCGAAGTCCTTATGACCCATCAGGCAGATGCGGGTAGCAGTCGAGCCAGAGGTGGTGTCAGCGTTGTTAGACACAAACACAGGAACGCCGTAGACGTTACCGATTTCGCCGTTGCGGATGGTGTTGTTGCCGCCAACTTCGCCAACGAAGGCTTGCTCGGTGAAGCGGTTGATGCCCATCAGCGTGTTACGGCTAGACGGAGGAACGATCAGGAAACGACCGTCCATAGGAACGTCTTGGTCGTCCAGACGCTGGATGCTACGACGGATAGCAGAGTCAGCCAGAGCAGCCACACCAGTGTTGGTAGCAGCAACGTAGGCAGTCGTGCCGTCAGCGCCGGAGAAAGCACCAGAGTAAGCGTTGGTGCCAGAGCCACCTTGAACGCCACGACCCAGTTGGATCACATCGGAGTCAACTTGGCGAGCCAGAGCGTAGCCAGCGTCTTCCGTGTAGAAGCGACGCAGCGAAGCCAGGGCTTGCACTTCCGTGATGTCTTCGATCAAGCGGCTATATTCGTAGTGCTTGTCGATCAGAACAGCAACGTCAGACTCGGTAGCAGCAATCAGGGTAACCTGAGTCGAAGCAGCCTTCAGCGAAGCGTTGCCACGGGTGGGCACGGGAATGTGCAGCGTGTCGCCCTTCTTGCCCTTGAAGCTGATCTTCTTGACAAGGTTAGCAGCAACGAGGCTACGCTTGTACGTGGCAACAATCTCGTCACTCCAGATCTCAGGAATGAAGGTTGCAGCGGTGGTGTTAGTAACGTGGTTAGAACCCAAAGCCATGATAGTATCCTTTCAAAATGATTAAATTACCGTACGCGTTTATCAGCATACGCTTGCATGATCTCGTCCTGTAGCGCCATATAGCGATCAGGATTCTTGACCATAAGATCCATGATGTCTGCACGACGATAGATCTTCTTTCCTGCTCCTTCAGCGCTACCACGAACCGAGTTCGTAGAAGCAGCCTTCACAGCCTGTTTACGTTCTACTTGCTCAACAGCCTTAGCTTTATCGACAACCTGTTGACGTTCCTTCCAAGTACTCAGAAGCTCATTAGCAGCATCAAAGTCATAGCCTTGGTCAGCACGTACGTACAGTTCTTGTCGCACCTTAGACTTACCAACCCAATCACTGAACTCAGGTGAGCCAATGATGTTCTGGAAGTCAGGATGAGAAGCCTTCAGAGTAGCCATAGCTTCAGCACGTTTCAGTTGTTGTGCAACTGACTCAGCTTGCTTGACTTTAGGGTGTTTAGCAATAGCTTGCTCAATAGCCTTTTGTGGATCAGAGAAGAAGTCAATATCTTCGTCTTGCGATTCAATAGGGGCTTGTGTTTGTTGTTTTGCCGAGGCTTGACTGCGGATAAAGTCATCAACCAAACGACGAAGTTCACCGACTTCACTACCTTGTCGTCCCAGAGCCTTTTCAGCCTCTTGGTGCATCCTAGCAAGATCCTTAGCGGTCTTACCACGATACTTCTCAGGTAGGTCGTCATCTTGTTCCTGTTGAGGTTGCTCAGCTTGAGCCTCTACAGGAGCTTCTTCGTCAGCAGAGGGTTCATCAAGTGAACTGTACTCTACTTGGTCATCTTGTTGAACTTGTTCTTCAGTGTCCTCAATGAATTTAGACATATGTTCTCCGTGCTTTAAGCATTGTGGAAATATACTATAAGGTTTGTCACCACTTGAGACCTTCTCCGTGGGATTCCTTCATCTTACGTTCTACCTTGAGCTTCTCAGCCCTCACCTGTTCCCATCGGCTTGAAGCCCCCGGAAACGCCCCTGTGACTCCTTCCAGCTTAACTGTTGGAGTGCTGATTTGCTTCAAGGCAGTCTTACCACATTCAGGGCACGTAGTTGACGGTGTTCCCCGTTCCACAAAAGCCTCATGAATGTGTCCTTCATCGCAAAGATAATCATGAAAGACTTTCATCAGAGAGCATCCTTATAAGAGTTCTCGATGTAGGTCTTAAAGTTCAGAATCATGTTCAGAGCTTCAAGTTTACC